AATGTCAAGAAAAAACTTCGTGACAATCCCGAATTGATAGAAGAGTTGTTCGGCGATGAAGACGAGTGACAGATCGTTGAATGATGCAGAGCTTCTGAATATAAGGTATACATTCAAACCTAAATCGTGGGCTAAAGAAGTCATCGAGACACATACCGATTTGAAATTCGATAAATGGCAGTTGGATTATCTTGCAGACACCAGGAAGCGCATAGCACTCAATTGCTCTAGACAGTCTGGTAAATCCACCATGACGGCTGTGATGGCACTTCATATGGCCATATACAATCCAAAATCAATGACGCTTCTGATATCATCCACATTGAATCAATCGATAGAATTGTTCTATCGTATCAAATCCATACTCAAGGATCTGGGTAGAGATGCTCCCAGAACAGTTGTAGATAATAAGACATCATTGGAATTAGTGAATGGTTCTCGCATAAAATGCGCACCGGATACCGATAATATCAGAGGAATAACCGCCGATCTGGTTGTTCTAGACGAGGCTGCATATATCAATAAAGACATAATGCAAGTTGTATCTCCGATGCTTCTGACTACCAATGGACGACTTGTCGTTATATCTACACCAGCAGGCAAGACGGGTCTGTTCTGGGATGTATACAATGATCCTCTGTATTCAACATATTCTGTTCCCGTGACAGATATTCCACGTCTGCAAACTCCTGAAAAGCTGGAGATGCTGCAGGGGGAGTTGACCAATCTAGGTTCCAGGATATACGGCCAAGAGTATCTATGTCAATTCTTATCCGATCTGGAAGGATCTGTTTTCAAACGTTCATGGTTCGATTCCAAATTCGTAGATGCAGTACCGCAGGGATCGTATCAGCGTCTAAGAGGATGGGATATGGCAGCTACAGCAGAGGATATTAAAAAAGGAAACGATCCAGATTGGACATCAGGCACTCGTATGGCACGTGATACTAATTCAGGACGGATATATATAGAAGATGTTTCAAGACTGCGTGGAACTCCATTCGATGTTGAGCGTCTTCTAGTCTCAAAACGCGATATGGACGGCCCGGAGGTAGGGATACGTCAAGAGCAAGAACCAGGGTCGGCAGGTAAAACGCTTACCGCTGCATATTCGCGTACTATCTTTGCAGGATACGATTATCGTGCAATACCTGCAGCATCCAAAGGAAACAAGATGCAATGCGCCGCGCCTTTTGCTGCTGCATGTGAACGCGGAGATGTGTATATAGTGAGAGGAGATTGGAATCGTGCTTTCATCGATGAGCTTTGCGAATTCCCATTAGGCAAACATGACGATCAAGTGGACAGTTCTTCATTGACATACAATCAATTAACATTATATCAGGCATCATCCAATGTTTGGTTCGTCTAATTAGTTAATTTAAATATGCTAAAGACAATGTTAGGGTAGATAACATGCAATTCAAATTCAGAAAAAAAGAAACCAAGTCTGTGATAACAAGCAATTCTAGCAATATTGGATTTGCAGATGCCTTTTTTGGAAATGATACGATGCGTACATATCTGTCACAATTCACACAGGGATATGCTCTTTCTCCATTCGTTTTCAGATGCGCATGTCTACGTGCAGCATCCGTCGCATCTGTACAACCCAGATTATTGGATGTGGATGATAATGAGATATCGGATCAGAATCATCCATTGTATAAACTTCTCCGTCGCCCATCCAAAGGTAGGTCGTGGCACGATCTGGCTTATGATATGGAACATGATATGGCCATCAACGGCAATGCTTATGTTCAGTCCATACGCGGACTAAGCAAACCAATCGAATTGTGGAATCTGAATCCTAATAATGTTCAACCTATGCAGAGCAATGACAATTATGAACCCGTAAAGTATTGGATATATAACGCAGGAAATAGGATATTGAATATCCAACCCGAAGATCTCATCCACATTCATTTGAAGCCTAAACCCGGAGAGGTTGTAGGAATGTCTCCATTGGAAGCTGCATCCGCATCTATACGTGCTCAAACGTCATCCAGAGATTGGAACAATAGCCTTATGGATCATGCAGGAAGGCCGTCATGTGCAGTGTCTGTACCTGAAACCATGAATGAAGACGTATTCCAAAAATTCAAGAACCGTCTTTCATCTGGATACGGAGGTAAAGAGAATGCAGGAAAGATGATGGTATTGGATGGAGGAAAAACAATTACCAATTTAGGATTCAATGCTTTGGAGATGGATTTCAATTCAGGCATGGTGTTGATGGCGAGAGAGATATCGATTGCAATGGCAGTACCGCCAGAGCTAGTGGGGGATTCAGCCAATAAGACTTATGCAAATGCCCAGGAAGCCAATAAGGAGTTCACGCAACACACGGTTGTTCCCGAATTGGACACATTATTCAATGCTTTAACTATCAATTTATGTCCATATTGGACAGATGTGGCTAGGATATCTTATGATAAAAGCGATGTTGCAGAATTGAGAGGCAATATGCCAGAGATAGTCGCTGCTCTCAACAGTGTGAATTTCATGACTACCAATGAGAAACGTGCGCAGATGGGATACGATTCTATAGGAGAAGAAGGAGATACCATTCTAGTTCCTGCCGGGAATATCCCATTATCAGAAGCGGCCACACCTGTCAATGATATAAACGATCCCGGAGACAACGAATGAGTTACGTTAGATACAACTGTAAATTATTATGTGTTAAATCCAGCGCAGCCAATGGCCGTGCTGTGATGATAGTGATGCAAAGAATTCAGGAATACAATGCAAGATCTATCAACTACAACATGCGTAAAGTATTCGCATCCATGTACAAGCAATTCAAAGAATTTGATGGAGTTCCCGACCAAATAGACATAGCGAGGATAGTGTTCTCTCATTCTACATGGGAAACGGCTATCTTGACAGATGCTTACAATCGCATGGCAGACGCGGTATATCCGCTTATAGCAGATGATGAAGGCTTGAAGTCGATGGAACATTATTTAGAACACAAATCAGATGAACCGCCTGCTAATTATAAACGCGATCTGAACAGTTGGATATTCCAGCATCTAGGTGTTCATATATCAGATATAGACGATACCACGATGGGAGAGATAAGGGAGTTGGCTTCTATATCAAAGACAACAGAGGATTTCCAAAAATCCATCAAAGGCTATTTTATCAACAATGCTCCATCACGCGCATATACTATAGCACGCACAGAATCTCATTCAGCTGCAACCACGTCTGCAGATATATCTGTACGTAATACGGACATAGGCAGAGACAAGATTAAAGTATGGCGCACTACTAAGGTCAACACAAGGCAGACACACAAGGAGATGGATGGAGTATCTGTTGGAATGGATGATGCATTCCAAGTACCAAGAAATGATGGCGGATATGATATGATGATGTATCCCGGAGACGGTACATATGCGCCTTCTGCAGGCAATGTGGTCAATTGCAGATGCATGTGTTTCTATAGGTATGCGTAAAGGCTTTTAAATATTCTTAAAGATATAATGTCTGTATGCGTCTAGAGTGGAAAGAGATAAAACTCGAAGCCAAAGCAGAACAAGACGGAGTTCAAGGTGCATTCAGGGGATTGCTTTCTACCTATGGCAATGTAGACTTGGTCGGAGATATGTGTGTCAAGGGATGTTTTCAAGAATGTTTGCAGAACAAGACGATATATCCAACTTTATGGCAGCATATGCAATGTGAGCCCATAGGGCATATGAATGTTACGGATTCCGATGAAGGTCTAGAAGTTGACGGAGTGTTCAATCAAGAAGTCCAACGCGGACGCGAAGCATGGGCACTTCTAAAAGCAGGAGACATAGGAGGTCTGTCAATCGGGTATGTACCGGATGAGTTCGAGTATGATAAGAACGGAATACGCAGACTTTTGAAGGTAACACTTTGGGAAGGTTCATTCGTTACGTTCCCAGCCAATCCTGAAGCGTATGCAGAGGCAAAGAATATGGATGAAAAAGGACACCAGATAAGGAAGAGCATAGGAGCTTATCTTACATCTCTTTCAGAAGAAGAACGTAAGACGGCTATCAAAGAATTCACTTCTCAAATCAAAGTGTGCAGTGGTAAGCCACGCAAAGCCGATGATGAGATGGTGGATGAGGAAGAACCTGTTGATAATACTGAAGAAGATCCAGAGGATCTAGAAGACGATACCGAAGAAGATTCTAAAAGTATAATCGACGATATGAATAAACAGATGAAGAAAATGAAGGAGATAAGATGAGCGAAACTACAGAAATCAAGAATACAATGGCCAAGTATGGCAAAGAATTGGATGCTATACTCAATTCTCATAAAGAGAACTCGGAATCCATAATGGATGTGAAGGCCAAGATAGAAGAACAAACAAAGACGATAACAGAACTCACAAACAATCTGGATGCAAGACTTCTTACTCTCGCAAAAGGACAGATCGGTGATTTAGCAGGAAAGCATGTGATCTCTCCTGAAGCTAAATCGGTCATTGAGTTCATATGCAAAGGATCCATCGATGAACTTTCGAAAAAAGCAGCTACAGTTGCAGATGTCCAATCTGGAGGGTATGTTGCGCCATCAGAGTTCGTTGCTAATATTGTACAGAAATTGAGAGATAGCGGAGCGATCAGATCTATTTCAGAAGTCATCAACGTTACAGGATCCATCGTTCAAATTCCGTTTGAGACAGACGATTCTACAACTCATTGGGTCGGAGAGACCGAGAGCCGTGATAATAGCGATAGCGGAGGTCTCGGTCTTGCTAATATAACCACTAATGAAATAGTTGGAACGATCAAAATATCCAACCGTCTTCTTATGAGCGCGATGACAGATATCGAGGGATATTTTGTCAACAAGCTTATTGATAAACTCAATAGAAGCACAGAAAACGCATTCGCAGTTGGAACAGGAAACAAACAACCAGAAGGGCTGTTCGCATCTAGCAAAGTAGCTACAGTCAACTCTGGTGCTGCTACCAATGTAACATCCAATGGACTTCTCGATATGATCGCAGCAGTTCCTACAGACGCACTCGACAGAGGAAGATTTGTCATGTCAAATAAGACGATGATCGGATTTGCTAAATTGAAAGATTCTAATGGACAGTATCTTTTACAGCCGGGAATGTCTGCAGCATTGCCACCTACATTATGGGGATATCCGGTTACTATGTCATCATTCGCACCTGTTCATACAACTGCAAGCAATAAATGCGCAGTGTTCGGAGATGTTGCGTCAGCATATAAGATCGTACAGGCATCGGCAATGTCAATGACCCGTGATAATGTAACGAGTATACAGAATGGAATCACCAATATATGGTTCGATTCATTCGTAGGTGCACAGGTTGTAATGCCTTCCAGCATCGTGTATATGAAGGTGAGCGCATGACCATGAGAGGAGATATCAATAATTACGCGCACGGAACAGGAACAAGTGCAGAGGCCATCGACACGTACAATGGAGGATATGCAGAGATCTATCTTCTGTTCACTGTAGCAGCAGCAGGAACAGTCACCTTGACAGAATGCGACACATCAGATGGTACATACTCTGCAGTCGATGCATCCCAGATATTGGGAAGTACAACATTGGCAACTGCAACGGAATTTCCTGTCATCTCATACATCGGAGACAAACAGTACATAAAAGCGACTGTTACAGGTACAGGCAATACCTTCGAGATCCTTTGGGCAACACCTAGAATGTCTGAATAAATATCTTAATCAAACCTTTTATTTTTATATTTATATTGCTATGTCGTTAATATGACATACAAAACACGGATATTGGAAGATCAAGAACCAATCTATCCTGTTACTGTTTTACAACTTATGCGAGAGTTATCCATGTCCGATACAGGGCGTGAGGATGTGGAAGATCGTTTAAAACTCACTTTGATGAAAGCCAGCGGAGCAGTCGAATCAAAACTCGGAAGATCATTGATGAGGAGACAATATAGAACTCAAACAGATGTTCCCTGTTATGAATTATCTCTTATTGATGATGTATATTCTATCATATCTGTAACTATTGGATATTTAGATGGAACTTCTACTATTTTAACAGAAAATGATTATACGATTACTTTAACAGGCATAACCATTTCAGAGGATGTAGATCTAACAGATTGTATAATGATAACAGTTGTTTATCTGGCAGGGATGGCATATGTTCCAGAAGTGATACAAGCAGGAATATTGCTTGTTGCCAAGCATATATGGCAAGGGTCTGCAACAGCTTGGGCAGAAGATAGCGATGTCATGAATGCGATGCTATCTTACAAGGAGAGCAATATATGAGCATCCTGGTGAATGTGAAAGATTATTCAGAAGTTGCAGAACGCATGAGTATGATGAAAGATTATTTCCCCAAAGCTCGTGATGATTGCATGTTAGATGCTCTCAAGACAGTATTTCGTGAACCGATTTTACAAAGAACTCCGATGTCCACATTACAGAATCCAATATATCAGAACAAAGATGGAAAAATCAAACCTTATTACAAGGGTAAA